TTAAAGGAGACAAGGAAATAGGAGGGGTAGAGTTCAGATCGGCAGATATAAAGATAAAGGGATTTTTAAGGGGCAAATCAGGAAATAAATATATCCTAATAGGTGCTGAGGCTACCAATAGAGTGTTCTTTAACTTTCCAGTATGGTTAGAGTTTGGTACTTTAGCATTCAGAACCAAGCCTCTGTTAAAGAGTAGGAGTCCACAGGGACAAGCACAAGCAGATCTAGGTAAGGGAATTATTAAACAACCCTTTATGCGTCCAGCGTTTCTTATGAATAAAAAACGTGCCAGGGATATTCTCTCTTTTGAGATACTTAATGGAATAGAAAAACAAGCTGAAAAGATTGTAAGAACTGGTAAAGTATAGTGGAAAAGGCAATATTTGACATATTATCTAATGATGGTCCGGTAACGGCTATTACTACCAGCATCAATCCCTTGCGAATACCACAAGGCGAAACTCACCCAGCTATTACGTACCAAAGGATAAACAATGAGCCAGATGATACTAAAGACGGAGTAAGTACTTTAGACGTAATACGAATAGACGTAGATATATGGGATGATGATTATTCTACCGGAAAGGACTTGGCCGACAAGGTAAGAACGGCTCTTGATAGGGTATCAGGCACGTTTGATGGAAGAGTAATACAATCAATACGATTTGAAACAGACCGTGAATTTTTTGACAATAACTCAGAGATATTCCAATTTAACCAGGAGTACTCTATAAGATACCAGATATGAAAGTAACATTTTTAAAAGACCATTCGATGGGTAGCAACTCATTTACAAAAGGTCAAGCCGCCCTTATTATAACTTCTATTGCAGAAGAATTAATAGAAGAGGGTATTTGTGAAGAGAATAAATCCGTAACTTTACGGGATACTATTATCGAAGAGACTGCAGAGATAGTAGCCCAGAGAATTATAGACGGACTACCTGATCATGCAGTAGATATTGTAGATAAGATACCAAGAATAAACAGCGTCCTGGCATTGGAACATTTAGCTACTGATGATCGAAGTACGGTATCAAAGGCAGCACAAAACAGATTAGAAGAACTTAATTAAACCGCTCAATTAATTCCCGCTAGAATAAAAAACTAAAAAATTATGGCATCAACTGGAATATTGAACGGTACGCTACTTTTACTATTTGTAGACGGAGTAGCAATCGGAGAGACAACAAGTCACACACTTGGATTTGAACAAGCAACAAGGGACGCAACCACTAAGGGATCGGGAGCATACGAAGAAGTATTACCTGCACTAAGAAGTTGGACTATTGACTTCGATGCGTTCGTAGCATTCGACGCTACTAATGGATACAAGCAATTAAGGGCTTTGATAGCAAGTAGAACCGAGGTTACGCTTCTATTCTCTTCTTTGGAATCTGGAGACCCGCAATATAGTGGATTTTCATACTTAACTTCTGTTTCTTTGGACGCAGCAGTCGAAGACTCAACAACTATGTCAGGATCATTTAAAGGAACTGGCGAATTAACTGAAACAACCATAACGTAAACTATATGAAACCCGCAACTATAAAGCTAGACAGAAAGAGGCAATTTGTATATAATTTAAGAGCTTTACGAAAGCTTGAAGAAGCCATTGATATGTCTTTGTTTTCTATATTCAAAGATGATATGGAACTTGAAGACTTTTCTATCGACTTGCTACTTAAAATTATATGGGCTGGAATGATTGAGCATGAGGAATTAACTCTTGACGAAGCAGAGGCAATAATTCCAACAGAGGGGTTAGTTCCAATTGCTACTGAGTGTATAGGCCTATTAACAGCTACCATTTCAGCTACCAAAACTGATGGAGGTTCAAAAAAAAAGGGGAGTCTCCAGAAAGCTTCATAAAATGGTTAGATGAAGTAGAGTCATATATATACGGGTATTCAAATTTTACGCCCGAGGTATTTAATGGGTTTACGTTAGGAGAAGCCTCTAAGGTAATTGGAGGTATAGGTATTAGGATCGAGAATGAGGAAGATAAGTTTTTAGGTTTAATGAAGCTTATGCGGGTGATAGGAGCAGATATGCACTCTAAGCCCGTTTACGGATACAAGAAACCTAAGTTTTTAACTCCAGAGAAGTACTTTAGCTTACCTGGAGATATTAAGATTCAGGACAGACCCCCGCTAAGTAAGGAGTTTATAAAGAAGGCTCTTAATAAAGCTTCTCAGTTAAAAGGTGAGCAATGGCAAAAGCGGGAAACTTAAACGTAACACTAGGGGCAAACACCCAGCAGTTTAAAGCCCAAATGGCTAAGGCGAAAGCCTCCCTATCCACCTTTGAAAAGTCTACGGTAAACCTCCGAAGAAAACTTAAGAAACTAGGCAAAAGCTTTACCAAAGCGGGTAAGAATCTATCAGTAGGATTAACCGCCCCTATTGTAGCATTAGGAGCGTTAGCGGTAAAGTCCTTTGAAGATCAAATAACCGCAGAGAAGAGACTAGAGGATGCGGTAGGCGGTGCAGCCAAAGCACTTAAGGCACAAGCAGCCGAACTCCAAAAGACCACAAGATTTGGAGACGAAGCCACATTCGCAGTACAAGCACAGCTTGCGACCTTAGGACTTACAGAAAAACAGATACTTAAACTTACTCCTTTAGTACAAGACCTCTCCGCGCGAACTGGTAAAGACCTTGTAAGATCCGCAAAAGAAGTAACAGGCGCCTTATCTACGGGAGCTACTACCTTAGAGAAGTACGGGGTAGAACTCACTACTACAAACACTTTAGCGGAGAATGCAGATATAGCTATTCAGGGCTTAACAGAATCAGTGGGAGGACAAGCGAAATTACTGGCGGGTGAGGGTATAGGTCCAATTATACAAATGCAAAACGCCCTGGGTGACTTAATGGAGCAATTCGGCGCGATCATAGCTGAAGCTATAAAACCCTTTGTGATTAAATTAAAGGAACTCTCGGAACGTTTCCAGAAACTCTCTCCAGAGACTAAGAAAATGATAGCCATTATAGCGGGATTAACAGCTATTGTAGGACCACTATTAGTAACTCTTGGGTTTATTGCCCCGGCTTTAGGAGTGATAGCAACAGCCTTTGGTGCGCTTAGCGTAGTGATTGCAGCTAATCCATTCGGAGCATTGGCAATTGCCATAGGAGTAGTGGTAGCTGGTTTGATAGCTTTAGATGCTGCTACTACTGAACTAACAGAAAAAGAGAAAAAAGCCAACGAGGTACTAGCACAACAGAATAAGTCGTTAGCATTTGGTAAGAAAGCATTCCTAGAAAGGGAGAAAGCAAAGAGAGCAGCAGCACAAGAAGAGGCGCAACGCATAGAGCTGCAAAAGAAAGCTATTGCCTTAGGGTTGAAATCAAATGCCACGCTAGGGCAAATTGCAGCCAAAGAAAAGGAGATAGCAGAAGAATTAAAGAAAGTTGCGGAAAAGGCTTTTAAGGCTAGATTGGCTTTTAACAAGTTTGCCCAAGACGCTCTAAAGGGAGCTAAGATCATAGTAGATAAAGGAGTAGAGCCACTTTCAGATAGCTTGGATATGGCTAGGCAACGTGCAAGAGATTTGAGCTTTGCCTTTGATGAGACTCCCACCCAGATACTAGAAAGACAAAGGGCGGCAGTTAAAGCGTGGATAGATGAAGCTACTGCGGGTAACAAACCTATAACCGACGGGGTACGGGAACAGATAGCAGTCTACGACGAACTAGGAAGAAAGCTAGACGAACTCCCAGCTAAAACACAAACCCTTGCAGAAACTTCTAAATTAGCTATGGAAGACCTTAAGGCTTCTGCGGTAGGATTTAGGGATGCGGTAGCGGGTACGGTAGCAACGGGAATAGGAGAGGCTTTAGGAGCAGCCTTAGCCGGGGAAGATGGAGACGAAGCAATCAAGAAAATATTCAACAACCTATTTGGACTTCTTAAGCAATTAGGCCAGCAATTAATAGGTATCGGTACTCCCCTTTTATTTGTGCCGGGTCTTCAGGCTCAGGGGTTAGCCTATACAGTAGGAGGTATAGCGTTAGTAGCAGCAGCGACATTTGCACAGGCCCAGTTTGAGCATGGGGGATTAGTTACTGGTAAAACCCTGGGATTAATTGGAGAGGGTAGAGGAACTACAAGAAGTAATCCCGAGGTAGTCGCACCTTTAGATAAACTTCAGGGAATGTTAGGGCAGCCTAAGGCAATGGGGGGAGACTTCATGTTTAGGATACAAGGAAAAGACCTTATAGCAGTACAGAGGAATCAGGGTATCAGTAATGACTTTATCGCACCGGGAAACAACTTTACCACTTAATGGCTTACGGTGTTAAATATCGTATGAACATTAAGGATGAGTTTGATATTTCCTATGAGATAGACATACTCCAAGACGGCTATGTAGGTGGAATAAACACTATGGAGGGGAGTAGTTCTTTTCCGATTTCAATTAATATGCCTGGGGAGGATGACCCCTTTAATCCTGTCTGTACTACTAATGCTACGGTAGGTATAGTAGATACAGTAGGGGATACTTACGTAGAGTTTTTCACCGCAGACGTTTACGAGTACTTCGTAGATATTAAAAGACTGGGCGTTACCTATTGGAAGGGGTTTTTAATCACAGAAGAATACGAAGAAGAATTTACTACTGAACCTTATGGGGTTACTTTAACTTTCGGAGACGGGTTAAACGAACTAGCTTTTGAGAGATACGATAACGGGGGAACTCTTAGAAGCACACATGAAACGGTAATAAACATCCTGGTTAATTGCTTTTCTGAGCTTCCATCAGTTATGGACAGACCCTTTCGGGAAATGATTAATGTCTTTGATGATACAATGGATGATACCGATAGTGAGGGACTATTAGAACAGCTATTTATCTACGAACAAGCCTTCTGGGAATTAGACGGGGATGACTCTTTAGTAAAGGGGGTGGATTGCCTTAAAGTTATTAAGGGGATAATGCGCTCTTTAGGATGTAGGATTATAGTATCTCAGAACAAGTGGTACATCCAAAGGATAAAGGACATGAAAACTACGGGAGGTATTCAGGTGGTCGATTATGATTCTAGCGGAGTGAATACGGGATTTTTTAGCTTAGACCTCCGGCAGCCTATATCCTCTCCTACCGCCTCTATTCCCGATCTCCTCCGGCACATTGCCAATCAATCACGAAATAGGTTTAGCCGTCAATACCAAGAAATAGGGTTCTCTTACACCTCTCGTAACATAACTACCTTAAGTAATAATCTTTCAATAAATTGGGACTTTACAAAGGGATATGAATTAGAGGGAACATCAGTAGTTCCTTTGCATTACGGGCGTTCGGCAGCAGTAGACACTCAATTGGGGGTAGACCCTACGGGACTTCATTTAGCTTCAGTAGGACAAGACGGGAACTTTCTATTTGAGCAAGTACAGACCACCCGAGCAGTACTGGTAATGGAGGATAGTTTACTGGTAAAGACTAAGATTACATCAGGGATAACATTCTCTAATAATGTTCTTTTGGTCGATCCTACAAGAGAGACTTTCTTTTTAACCCCAGAGAGTCCAGCGGATAATACGGTAATGTATAAAAACCTACTTCACTCTACTAGTGATCATATTGAAATAAGGCTAAAGGGGTATTATGATTATACCTATTCGTCTCAGCAAAACGTAGGGCTAGGAGGGATGATGATGTTTAATAAGTGGACTATTCAACTAGGTTCTAACTTTTACAATATAAAGAACCAAGCCTGGACTACTGCCCCGGTTAATCGGGTGTTTCATAGGGAATGGAATAACCAAGCAGACGTTTATGTAGACCAGGACAATCTAATCAGACGACACCAATTTGACTTTATAGTTACTTTGGCAAACTTTATAACTACTGGAATAAGCGACTTAACGGTAACTTGGTTTATACCAGAGACCTCCAGAATACCAATAGGAAACTACTCTACTGAGGGGGTGAGTAATGTAGATATAGTGTTTGAAACGGTTCAAATAGAATACGTTTCTGATAATACTACTGAGTTCTCCATTCAAAAGGCTTTAGGGGAAGATAGTTATAATAGAAGCCTTTTTTGAAAACTTGAGCGAATATAGACAAGTATGGAGCGGTTCTTTACGAGGATTTTTAGAGTTGCATAATACGGTAACTGGTATAGACTCAAAACTCTTTATAATCAAGTCCTATACTTTTGATATAAGGGCGGGTATTCATACGGTAACCTTGCATGAGTTTGGAGCAGCAGCCCCGCCTATTGTATACCGACCTCAGGTATCCCTTGCTCCTTTTTCAAATCCTTCAGACTCAGGAGACGGGGATATAGGAATGATAGAAGGTGCTACAAATAATCAGACTCACTCCGACCAGAACTCAGGCAATGTTAATAGTGATGCTATTGATGTAACTACTACAAGCGTGGTAAAATCTACGAACGACAGCCCAGAAACCGGGGGAGACTATCCAACTTAAATGGCACGTACTTCTATATATACATGGAATGAGGATGACACCGCTAACACGCGGGACTACTCGACCAATAAGGAAGATAGCACAGCTATGGTTGTTACGGCTATTGTTGCTGGGGATATTGGTAAGGCAGTAGATTTAGATGGGGTAAACGATGTAATAACCTTTGGAGATATAAACAACTTCGGGGGTACTAATACGATGAGCCTGTTTGTCAAGTTAAACCCAGATACCTCTCTAGATCAGGTAATAGCTCATAAGGCTGGGCAGTATTCTTGTGAACTATCCTTAGCTCAAAAGGCGGTATTTAAGGTTACGGTGGGCCTTAGTGAATTTACCTTTACCTCTTCTGGAAATGTTACGACGGGTAGTTATAGTACCGTAGGATTTACTTATGATGGTTCTGGAGGGGGTACAGGAATGCGTATCTATATAGACGGTGTATTAGATAGTTCTCAGGCTCAGGCTGGTAATCTGGATGCGTCTGCTGCTAACTTTCTAATAGGTTCAGACCTAACTAACTTCTTTGATGGCAAGATAGAAGTAATTGATGTTTACTCCCAACTTCTGGTAGATGCCCCAATAAAGGCTTTACATGATAAGCCAGGGGGGTTCAGAACAGAGTTCCCAGATAGTTCAGTATTCTCTAACGGAGACTTATTGCAGTTTGCAGACACTACTATTTCGGGCGCACAAGCGATTGTTACTGGAGACCTGGGAAGCAATGAATTATTACTTATTCCTTTTGCTAATGACATCCCAGTACAGGGGGCAGTTTGTCGTCAGGTAGGGAATGTATTTGATACTGCAAGGCAATGGATTACCGAATCTATTATAGATAGTGATACGGGAATAGTCCAGATTAAGGATAGGGTAGACAACTTCACAAAAGCAGCCCGGACAGCGACGGGCACAAAGGGATTCAGGTATACTAAGGATGCTTTACTATGGAAAACCGCGGTATGTCCAGACTTTGCAATACGTCCCGTTGCTACGGTAGGGCAGATAGATGACTTTGCCCCTACTGATATAGAGTTCGCCAATACTCTTTATATTGAGGGTGACGGCTCTACATGGACGGGGGTACTAGCACCTAGTCCGGTGAAGCCAGTACTTATGTATATAGTTAACAATGGCTCTAATGATATTCCTTCAAAGTCAGAGGATTCAGGGAGTATAGCAGCGAATAGGTTTTTATCC